TTGATCTCTGACATAATTAACTAGGTTTTGGATATTTGTCTTTGATAGTTTTAATCGCAGTTTTCCAACCAGCTACACCACTATGATAAATCGTATCAAGCTGATCTTCAATACTTGGATACTCTGCTCTACGTTGAGATTTGTAACTATCATTTTCTAAATCCCATGCAGCTTGCATTGCAGCAAGTCCATTTGTGCAATCTGATTCTGTAGGTTTAGAACCACCATCATTCACTATTAAATTTGCATAAATTTTATTTTTAGAGTCTGTCCAACTAAACCATGGTCCATCACGAAGCGATATTAAATAATCTTCAATGTGATCTGCTCTTCCGTCTAATCTCATTATGTATCTCCTAACTTAATAAAGGTTGCAAAAGTTCTATTTCGACTACTATGACCATCATAAGTAACTGAAACTTCTGCATCTGCATTAAATCTAACCTTATGAGTTGAGGTATCTGTTACATCAAAAATGAGGGATAAGTCTAAATTAGTATATGAATTTGACGAGCTAGTAACACTTCCATAACCATCTGCTCTAGCATTAAAATTAGCGTTATCCGTTGTAGTGTAAATATAACCTCCCATATACCTTACGTTTGTATTGGCTTTATACATACCGAAATGTATATTAACTTGATAAATACCTGTAGCAGGGAAAGTCCAAATACCAGAACTTTCTGACATACCACTACCAATCAAAGTAAAATCAGTATCATTTCTTTCCCAATTATGTTCCAGAGTTCCAGAATTATAACTATAACCTGAGCTCATTCTCCATTGATCTGCCTGTGTAATTCCTGCGGATATAGCAGGGGATAATTTAGTAGAATCTAAAGAACTTTGACTTGTTAATAGCGTTCCATCGGCAATATCAGGTAAAGATATAACTCTGTTATTACTAGATGATGATGGTGCTTGAATACTTATAGACCCACCACCTGATGCTGCGTTTAGTTTAATCTTTGCTGTCATTGTTAACTAGGTTTAGTAGGCCAAGTGACGTTCTTTATAAACATACCATCTATTTCGGGTGTTGCACTACTTGGTAAATCTCTTAATTCTTGACGATAAGTTTTCCAAGCTGTAGTTTCTGCAACTCCTGTTTCACTTGCTTTTGTAACGACCCAATCAGTGTCTTTCAACAAATTATCTCTATGTATTCTAAGTCTCTTCATAGCTTCTCCGTCTAACAGTTTTTGTTGTTCAGCATCGACTTCTGCTTTTGTAGGAATAGTTCCTGTATATACTGACTTATCCCAATCAATGTTTTCATATATCAGTTCTCCTCTAACACACAAAGCATTTTGTAAATTACCTACAAGATTGTACGCTGCTTCAACTAAAAAATCTGATTTGTCCATTATACGTTACTTAATTTCCCTACTACAGTATAACCAGTAGAATTATTAGTACCATTTAATAGAGCATAAGTTACATATATACTTAAACTCTGTGTACCACTGGGATCCCACTGGATAATATGGTTAAAAGTATAATTTTGCAAATATTGATTATAAACTGAATGAGTAACATAAGTTCCCTGTTGGTTATACGTTTTACCTGTCTGATATAACCAACCTTGAAGATAATTATGATTTGCACCTGTAGCTTGGAAAACTATTTGCTGACCAATAACTAAAGCATAAATTGAAGAATCAGTTGCATTAGAAACACTACCTAAAAGTTGAGTGCCAGTTATTCCATTAAAAGTGAATCCCGTTCCAATCGTTTGTTGTATATGGGTTGTTGTGCCTGTTACAAGGGGGTCTGCACTAGCAACTGTAGTTGAAACTCCCGAAATACCACTATTTGTAATAGACATTCTTTCAACACCACCAGTAGCAAACTTGATAGTGTCAGCAGCAGGAAATGTTATACCAGTATTGCTATCTGTTCCTGTTAACGCTGGTGCGGAAACTGATCCATCAACCCCAGAAATACCAGTAGTGCCGTTAATGTTTAATGCCATAATTAAAGAATAACAAGGATTGCACCAGATGGCACAGTTACAGTTACACCCGAATTTATTGTAGGGCTAACTGTATGTGCGTGTTTATTAGCGGTCAAAGTGTAATCAGTTGTAACTGCTTGATCGGATTCAAAGAATACTTCATCATTACCTCCTCCAGTAGCTCCAGCACCCCCTCCCACAGCAGTAAACTCAGATCCATTGTATATTTCAGCAGAAGTAGTCGTACTATTGAATCTAATGTCTCCTGTAGCTGGAGAACCAGGTCTCTGACCAGTAGTTCCAACAGGTAATCTTAATGCACCCGTGTAGTTATGAATAACAGTTCCAGTAAATGTCGATCCAGAAAGTTTTGCTAAACCTAAATTTGCCTGTGTGACATCTCCAATCTCGATATATCCATTATTAGCTGCATTTCTTAACTTTAGAAGATTAGATGTTGTATTAACTGATAACTGGAACGCAACCTGTGTACCACTAGGATCTGCTGATCCACTATTCAAACTCTGTATAGCAGCAAAAACATTATTAAGGTCAGTTCTTACGGCAGAGCCTGTGCCATTAGCGATTGAATAGTCTGAAACTTGTGCCATTTAAAAAGCTACCTTGTGCATATTCTACCCTCCTTTACCAAATCCGACAGCCTGATAGGTGAAATTTCTATCAATCGAAGCATTTGATGAATTTTTAAAATGAACAGTAAAACCCGTTCCAGAAATACTGCTTACTTCAAAGTAGTCTCCTGATGCCATATTCTGAGCATTGATACCAACAGAGGGTAAATTAGTATTTGCTCCAAGCAAAGAAGAAGTACCAACAAAAAATGGATTGGTAAACGTAACAGCCTTTGCTCCTGCTCCGCTTGCAATAACATTACCTTGTTCTATTCTTCTCTGTAAAGATGCTGTATAACCTAGCTGAGAAACTCTAATGTCCTGTGCAGTATCATTACTTGTAAGTTTTGCTCTGAATTGAAATCCTCTACCTTTATAAGTTCCATTAGCAAAAGTCTGAAAATCAGAATAAGTAGGAGATCCAGATGGATCATCTTGTGTAACTCTTACTAACATTTCAGCATTAACTTCTGTAGCTGTAGCTCCATCAAAATCTGTAATATCATCAATCAAACCTCTAGAATCAAACAGATCTGACGGATAAAAACCTTCTGTCAAGAAATGACGTTTAAGGTCAAGACTAAATACACCCCCTAAATCTAAAGTATCTCCACCAGCAGTTCCTCCAAAATCATAAGTACCCTCTGGTACTATTCCACCAAAATCATCTAATGAACCAACAGTATCGAAATCTGTAATATCATCAAAGTTTCCTCCTCCAGCTAAATTTAAGTTATTGTTGGTGGAATCAAAAGAAACATTAGTTTTTGTTCCTTGAAACTTTGGACTATCTAAATCTTCTCTTCTTGTTTGTGTAACAAGTGGAGCTAAGTTGTCTGGTAATTCAAGAATTACACTCGTTTCTCCTGCACAGAATCTACCTCCATCATCTTGAAATTTTAAAATATATTCGCCCTCAAGATATGGAACTTCCGCAGATGTGGTAGCACCACTAAGAGCTTGAATCAAGTCAGTACTATTTGTAAATGTAGCAGTACCATCAGTTAAAGGAGAATGTCTGACATACACTCTACCTCCATGAGTAACATCTAAATCTGTAGATCTATTCCAACGTAATCTTACTAATTTTTCATTTATTGGTTCGGCTGATAATCCAGTAACATTTGATGGTAATGCAGTTTTACCAACAGCATTGAAAGTTAGATCAGCAGAAGTCGCACTTGTCTGTAATGCAGTATTGTAACTAAATACTTGAAATTCATACGTTCCAATATCAGTATTAAATATCTCAAAATCAGGAGAAGAAACTGTTGTAGAAACAAAGTTACCATTATTAAATCTATAGTTGACCTGATATTGCGTAACACCGACAATAGGCTGCCAACTGACAATAAGTTTTGATACCGCCTGATTATTTATTTCAACTATCTTTTCTTCAGCCTGTAAAGCGGAAGGAGGATCTTTTGGAAGATTCAGTACTGATACTGTTCTTGTCGGCAATGTTGCACCATCTTCAATAAATGCGTACTTTTCATTTACATAAGATAAAGCTGTAATCGCATAATTGATTCCATCAGATTCTTCTACTGTTATTACTCTAAATTT